CTGCCGTACCGCGTCAACGACGGCGGCACCCACCGCCTGCCCGTCAAGGCTGACCTGCACAGTTACCGTCTCGGGCTCGGCTGCGGGAAGCTCCGGCTCGGGCGCGTCCTCACGCCGGGTGTGCGCGTAGTTGTAGACCTTCAGGTCCCACGCCGCAGCGACCGCCCGCGCATCTTCCGGCTGCCGCTCCGGCTTCGCCACCTCGTCCGCCAGCCCTGCCGCAACAGCCTCGTCGGCGAAGTACCAGGTCTCCGCCCGCATCCTGCCGCGCCACTGCTTGGCCGTGCCGCCCGCGCGTTCGGCGTAGACGCCGGCGATGTTGTCGGACTGGCGGTCAAGGAAGTCGGCGTACTCGCGAAGTTCTTCAGGGCTGCCGCAGGACACGCCCTGCGCGTCGTGGATCATCATCTGCGAGTGCGGCGACATGACGATCCGGTCCCCGGCCATCGCGATCACCGACGCGATCGACGCGGCAAGGGAGTCGACCTGCACCATCACCCGCGCCCGGTGCGAGCGCAACGCGTTATGGATCGCCAGCCCGTCGAAGACCTCCCCGCCCGGGGAGTTGATGAACAGGTGGATCTCGGCGGCGTCGACCGCCTTCAGCTCGTCGACGAAGCTCGCGGCGGTGATGCCCCAGGCTCCGATGTCGCCGTAGATGTGCACGCTGGCGGTCGGTGCCCCGGCTGCGTCCATGCTGTTGGTGATGCGGTACCAGCCCTCGTCCGCGCCTGCCGTGGTGAGGGCGGGCCGCATGGCGCGGCCGCGTTCGGCGATCTGCTCGGGGGTGGCGCTGTTCCAGCACCGTCGCGTGCGGCCCATCGCGTTCTCCTCCGTCGTCTCCCACACGGCGGTGACCGTGCCGCGGCAGCGGATGCCGCCCTCGCAGTGCAGGTAGCCGCCGCTGCCGTACAGGCCCTGGACGGCGTCGAGGTCGTCGAACTCGGTGCCGTCGATGTCCGTGCACGGCTGGCAGCGGTTGCTGTCGTTCTTCTCCGCGGCGAAGTAGCGGGCCTTGGGCGCGGCCTGGAGCGTGGCCACGCGGCCGGTGTTCTGCGCGCGGTGCAGGGCGCCGCCGAGCTGGTCGCGGCGGAACCAGTTCTTCAGGCCCTTCAGGAACCCGGTGACCTTCTCCGCAACCTCGGCCCCGGACACGTTGGGCACAAGGTGGCGCAGCGCCTCCCGGCCGGCGGACGCGGCGATGTCGGCGGCCAGCAGGCCGGCCGTCACGACGGCGATCTCCACCAGTTCGCTGCCGAAGGCGTTCGTGAGGGTCTTGTCGAGGCGCGGCGGCCGTACCTTCACGCCCTGTTCGGCTGCTTCTGCGGCCATCTGTGTAGCGGCGGTCTCGGCCATTTCGGCGAGGGCGTGGCGCAGCGTCTTGGCGGCGGCGGCGGAGTCCACGGTCAGGTCGGCGAGGGCCTCCGTGTCGCCGTCGTCGACCGCCGCCTCGATCTGCGCGGCGAGCGCCTCGAACTGTGCTTCAGCGACCGGCTCCCACGCCTCCAGCAGGTTTTCGAGGGCGTCGTCGAACTGCTCGCGGACGCGGTCGAGGGCGTCATCGTGGTCGACCTTCGCGAGCAGCGGCCGCCGCTGCGGTGCCGTGCCCACGAGGTTGTAGGACGGCTGGCGGGCGGGCATCTGGAACGGCACGTGGTGGTGCAGGTCCACGCGGGCCGCCGGTGCGGGCGCGGCGGGCAGAGCGGGAGCCTGCGGGGCCGGTGCGGTGACGGGCGGCGTGTACCCGAGGTCAGGCAGCCCGAGGTACTCGGCAACGATCGCCGCGTCGGCGCCGGCGCCGACGAGCGTCGCCCACGCCTCGCTCTTCGTCGTGATCTCTTCGTTGCGGGCTGCGGCGTCGGCGGGTACCGGGTCGTCGTAGTCGAACTCCAGCAGGAGCGCGGCGTCCCTGCCGTAGAGGGGCAGGAGGTCGTTGTTGAGGGCGCCCTTGAAGCGCTCCAGGCGGGGCACGGTCAGCTGCTCCGCGAACAGCACCTTCGATGCTTCGGCGGTGGCGCGGTTGACGTCGCCGACCTCGCCGAGGACGAACGCGGGCGCGCCGAACGCCTCGCGCATCACGTCCCGGGACACCTGCCGGAGTTCGGCGAACTGCATGTCGCGCTGCGTGAGCTTTCGGTCGACCCACTTCAGGCCGTTCTCGATGATCGCCACACGGTGCGCGTTCGACACACCCCGGTGCTGCTCGGCCCACCGGTCGCGGGCCTCGTTGAACTCGCCGTCGGAGAGCCGCTTGTCGACCTCGAGGATGCCGCCGGGCTCCGCCGAGTTGAGGAAGAAGTTGCGGTTCCACTCCGCGCTGTACCGGGCTGCGTCGATCTCCGTGAGGATCGACTGCACCGGCCCCATCCCCCGGTACGGGTCCAGCGGGTTCGGCATGCGGATCTGGATGACGTCCTCGACCGCGAGCGGGATCTGCCGGCCGTCGGGGGCGGTGTACACGTAGCCGGAGATGAAGTCGACCGGGTCGGGTACGGGCGCCATGCGGTCGGGGCGGACGGGCCACAGTTCAAGGGGGATCGGCGAGCGCGTGTTGCGGGTGATGACCCACCAGCCTTCGCCGGTGAGGTCGACGTGCTGCTGCGTCGACTCGATCAGTTCTTGACGGGTGAAGAACGGGTTCGGCCGGTTCAGGAGTTTCAGTGCCGCATGGTCGGTGACCTCGACGCGGTCTTCCTTCAGCCCGGACGAGGCCTTGCGGTAGAGCCGCCAGTTGACGAGGGCGGTGGCGTTCGAGGTGCGGTTGACGATCGCGAACAGCGTTCCCACGGACCCCATGGCGCGCATCTGGGCTTCGGTGCCGGAGGGCTGCCGCCAGGGGATCTGAACGTTGGAGCTGGACGAGTACGGGACCGGGGTGCGGTTGAACAAGCTGCGGAAGGAGTTGCTGACGTCGCCGAGGAGGGTTCTGGCCAACGCCCCTCCTCACGCTCCTAGCGGCCTCTGAAGAGGCGGTGACTCATGTAGAGAACCGACACTCCGAGGGCGGCTGTTCCAGCCACGATGCTCCACATCATGGCAGATACTGACAAGAGCATAGCTCCAGTCCCGTCCATCACATACGGCATAGCTGTATTCAACTGCTGCTTCAGCCTGCGCTGATTGTCTTTTGCCACCGAATCTCCCCTATCGCTACGCCGCCACGCCAGTTGTAGGAACCGTACAAGAGATCAGATCCACCTCACCCGCGGCCTCCCGCCCAGATCCCGCTCGGCAACCATGTAGCGCAGGGCATCGCAGCCGTGGTCGTTCTGCTTCACCGGCTCCTCCTTCAGCCCCATCCCGTTCCCCGGCTTCACCGCCCACACATAGCCCGGGATCTCCTCCGACGTCCGCGTCGGCCGGCCCGCATCCGCGAGCGTCCGGTCCTCCTCGACGAGGCCGCCGCGCATGATGAACAGGCGCGGCTTGCCGTCTCCTTGCGTCTTGAGGCGGGACTGCACGGCCTGGATGCCGTCGGAGACGCCCTTCTTGGCGGGGACGGTGCTCATGCCGAGGTGCTTCTCAAGCGTGGCCCGGTCCTCTGCGTCGTGGTCGGTGATGATGGCGCGCGGGCGCGGCTCGTCCGGGTTCTGCGCCATGATCTCCAGGATCCGCTTCGCGTGGTCCTCGGCCAGGCGCCGGGTCATGTAGATCTCCCGCACGAGGTAGAGGCGGCCGTCGGGGTCTTCCCGCCAGTCCTGCCAGCAGAACGGGTTCGTGTACCCGAGGTCGATGGACCACCAGCGTGTCCAGCTGGACGGCACGTTGAACCGGTCGATCATGTGGACGCCGTCGTCCCAGCCTTCGAAGACGACGCCCTCCGACGCCACCCACAGCCCATCGCGAAGGCGTAGGCGGCGCGCCCCGGTGAGCGCATCCAGCTTGGACATGTACTCGGCTCCGGCCTCGGTGTACGTGCCGTCGCGGTTGACGTAGTACGGGTTGTCGCGGTGCGTCGAGGTGATCATGCGGAGGGTTCCGGCGTCCGCCCGGCGCTTGATCCAGTGGCTGGGGTGGGACGGGTTCGTCGACAGCAGGATCTGCTTGTACGTCTTCGCGCTGCCCCGCAGTCGGCTGATGAGCGTCTCGTGCAGGTCGAGGCTGATCTCGACGGCCTCGTCCACGAAGATGCGGTCCAGCTCGGCGCTGAGAAATTTCTCTGGCTTGTCGCCGCCGGCCACGAGGATGGTGGAGCCGTTGGCGTACCGGAACGCGGCGGGGTCCTTGCCGGAGCCGCCGAACCAGCGGACGCTGCCGTCGGCCAAAGCTTGGGCTGCGACCTGCCGTTGGAACGAGACGAGCGTCGTCGACGTCAGTGAGATGTGGGTGGCCCGCAGCATCAGCCCGCGCATGTTCGGGACCTGCATGGCGGTGAGGTGCATTTTCCAGCAGGCGGTCAGGGTCTTGCCGGTGCCGGCGCGGCCGACGGCTGCGACTTCGGAGTCTCGGCAGCGGAGGAGGTCGACGTTGGCGCCGCGCGGCTCGAACCGGACGACGGCCGTTGTCACACGACGTCCTCGGGACTGACGCCCACGATCTCGTAGGTGACGCCGCCGGAGTGTTCGACCTTGGCCGGCTGCTTCATGCCGGTGAGGTTCCAGAACGCGTCGAGGGTTTGCCGGGCTTCGCGGATCGCGGCGAGCTTGGGGGCGTGGTCCTTGAGTGGCCGCTCGACGCCGTCCTCGTCGGGCATGGTGATGACCTTGCCGTGGGAGACCATGACGTGGTCGGCGCCGAGGACTTCGAGGGCTGCGTCGTAGAGGGTTTCGAGGCGTTCCATGTGGAGGGTGAGGAGTGCCTCGGCGGGGCCTTGGATGACTTCGTGGATGGCGCGTTGGACGGCTTCCCAGGCGCTGCGGGTGCTGGCGTAGCCGAGTTCGTTGGCGATCTGTTGGTAGGTGAGGCCTTTGGTGCGGAGTTCGGCGGCGGCAGCGTCGCGGGTGGCGGTTGCGGGGTTTCGGCTGTAGCGGCCGTGGCGGTCGCGGACGTTCTGGTTGGGGTTGGCCATGCCCGCCCTCCACAGTGTGTTACCGGTAACTGTGTTT